GGTTTTTATTTTCCAGATTCGCTGGACCGTGGCGGGCCTGTGGTGGCTCGCTGGGGAATGAATCTATAAAGATTCAAAAAGGGTGCAAGAATTATTTTTATTTTTCTCGAAAATATATTTTCAGAAAATGCTTGACACTCGCGAAGGCTGATAAAATGGGGCTCGGCGGGTGGCTATGGGAATTTAGCCAGCGGTTTTTTCTTTTCGTATCCCCAGAAAAGTTCTTGGACGGGGGAAATAATTGCGATGCGTTGGGGTGGCATTTCGTCGGTTAAAAATATCTCGGCGGTGCGGTCGCCGTTGGGCCAGCGGGCGCGGAAAATGTGACTGAGTGCGCCGGTGTCGGGCCAGCGTGGGCGGCCGCTTGCGGTGAGGTCTGGCCGGATTTTTAGGGTGACTGGAGCAGCGCCCAGGACATTGCCATTCCAATCGACGACGCCTCCCGCTGGGCTTGTCTCGATGAGGATTTCCATGGGGGCAGCAACGGGCAGGGCTCGCGGGGCGTAGGTCTCGCGGGGCTCAGGGCTGGCGCATCCAACGAGGAGGAGGGCGAGCAGGGCGAGCAGTGGTTTCATGGCTGGTGGCTGGTGAGGTCGTGGACTTCTGCTATCCAGCCTGGCGGGAGTTCGGGCGTTTCGCTGTTGAGGATCCAATACCTGAGTTGATTGATGGTGTTATGACATTCTGGGCAGTATCCTGGGGCGAGGCTTTTCCCGTTTTCTCGAAGCTAGTTGTTTTTTGTTGGGTGAAAATGGCGTGTTCTTTTGCTGCGTCCGTTAGCGCTGCGCGAGCCCAGCCGCCTTTGGTCATGCCGCTTTCAGCTGCCAAGCGGCTTATTTCCTCGAATGTCGAGTTATCCACGGAGGTGCTGATAATCACTGAGTCCTTGCCGGGGCTGTTGGTTTTTTTAGCCATAAAATCAATTTCAAAGATTTTCCAAGATTATCAATTTTTTTGTTTGACTCTTAAAAGTATTCTTTTAATAAATCTTCCAAGTGGGGTAATTGCCCCATTGCACCACATGAGAACAATACAAACGCAAATTCCCACAGAGGTTGATGAAATCATCGCCGCCCTGGCTAAAAGTCAGATGGTGAGTAAGGCCGCCGTTGTGCGGCAGTTGTTGGTTAAGGCTGTATCCAAAACCAAAGATCAGGAGGGCCAGATATGAGCCGCCTTTTTTTGTGCCGGGCAATGGATCCGCTGCGGGGTCCGTTTGGCGACTATGTGAGAGCGTCGAGCCGGGAGGCAGCTCGCCGCCGTTTTTTTGAAATTTTCGGCCTTAGGCCGTTTTCGGTGGAGGTGGACAAATGATCACCCCTGATGCGATGCATTACATTACATGGACCTGGGAGGCGCTCTGTGCCCTCGGGCCGGCCGCAGCGCTGGCGTTGCTCGCCTGGAGGATCGGGGAATGATTGAGCAGCATTATAGCTGTCGGCAGGTCGCCGCCAAACTTGGCGTAGCTCACTGCACAATTCATCGTTTTGTGACTGAGGGCCGGATCGGGGCGGTTTCGTTTGGTCACCGGCTGCTGATTCCCGAATCCGCCATTTTGCAATACCTGGACACTCACCGCCTCGGGCCTGCGCCGACTCATCGAGCCACGCGGCCGGGCGTCGCCGCCTGACCGCCGCCGTTTTTGTTTTTTATGGAATCTACCCCTTTGCAATCCATGAAGGCCGCCGAGTCTGCCGCGCCTTTTCTTTTTAATTTCGAAGAATTGAGCGCTGAGAAACTCGAAGGGGTCGGAGAGTTTACCGGCGAGCGCCTGCTTGCCCGACGGCCGGATGCTTACTCGGCAATAATTCGGATGAGCGCCGAGGGGTTGAGTATTTCCGCACAAGCTCGGGCGCTCGGGGTATCTCGAAACACGGTTTGCGCAGTGAGGGATCGGGAAGGGTTTTCCATAGAGCAGGATAAAAAGGATTTACTGCGGGATGTGCGTCGGGCGGCTCGTCTCTCGGTGGAGAGGGCCATCGAGCTTGTGCCCGGACTTCAGAGCGCCAAGGACGCGGCCATCGTCGCTGCCGTCATGATCGACAAGATGCAACTCTTAAGCGGTGAGGCCACCGCCCGGGTGGAGCGCGTCGAGGTTTCCCAGGACAAACTCTCTGAGATGCTGGCCAGCCTGCCGGTGCTCGAGGCTGAGGTGGTGACGGTAACCGGTCCAAGCGGGAGCGGGTTGGGACAAAAGGGGCAGGCTCCGGCGGCGTTGCCGGGCGCCGGATTGGTGGGTGCTGAGGGTGGTATTGATATAGGATCAACTGATTCGGGGGCAATTCACCTACTGAACGCCGAAGCGGGCGCCACTTTGAGGGACCACATGGCCGAGCGTCAGGCCGTCGAGCCGGTCGAGGTCAAGGCCGTGGCGGTCGATCAGGAGGGGGGGAGGGGGTCTGGATTTTTGGACACCCCCCCTATGACACCCACTGATTTGGGTGAGCAGAAAATTTTATGCAAAGGGGTCTCTTCGTCGCAGGAGGCCGCTGAGGAGCTTTCAACTAACTAACCTATGGATCAGTCAAAAAATAAAAAAAACGCGGCGGAGGCCGCTGCTGTGACGCTGGAGGCGGTGACGCCGGAGGCGGTGAAGGTGAAGGTGTGGCGCGCTACGCCGAACCGCTACTTGGTGCAGGTTCAAATTCCTACGGGCGAGGCGGGCACGATGCGCGTGGCGCTGATGCGCGTGAAGGACAGCCGGTTCTACCGCCCTGGCGAGATGGTAGCGGCTATGCCAGGGGAGTATGACATCTGGCTTCCTGTCAAACAACGGTTCTCCCCTGCTATTGGCGCTTTATGAAAAAAACAACAAGACTGTTTCAGTCTGCGGCTGTGAGCGTTGCGCTCTATCGCCGTTTTCTTGAGCAAAAAAAAACAGCCCAAAAAAAATGAAAATAACCACAGAGAACACAGAGGACACGGAGATGGTAATGGCAAGGTTCAAGTTGCCGGTTTCCGTAAGTTACTTCGCGGAGATAGCACATGGTCTTAACATAATAGCAAACGCAGACAGGAGAATTGCTTTTACGCGACAAGTCGGGGATTGCCTTGAGATTTATTCGGTTCCTGACGCGAAGGAGGCAAAATGAAGACGCGACTTATTGTCATCGACACAGAGACGGGGGGCTTTGACCCCTCGAAGAATGCGCTTTTGAGCGTGGCGGCGGTGGATTCTTTGGATAACGAGGCTTTTACTGCGATTATCCGGCCGAATCCTGAGTGGCTTTGCGAGCCGGATGCGCTGGCGAAGAATGGCTTTACCTTAGATTTTCTGGAAAAAAACGGGCGGCCGGAGCTGGATGTGATGCAGGATCTCGCTTTATGGCTGGGCACGCGCCGGTTCTCGGTGATGGCTGGCTGCAATGTCACCTTCGACCGTGACTTCCTGCGGGCGGCCTTTGCTCGCAATTTCCTGACTTGGCCTATGGGCAAGATGGTGGACCTGCAAGCAGCGGCGTGGCTCGCCTACGAGGCGGACGCTCTTGCCCTGCCGGTGGGTAAGGATGGGCAGCCTCGGCTGAATCTGGACCACATTGCGGCGGCGCTGGGCTTCTCCCGATCTGGCAAGACGCACAATGCGCTCGAGGATGCGCTGATGACGTTGGCGTGCTTCCACCGCCTGCGGAGGCTTGTCGAGATGTCTCCGCGCACACAGGAGGCCGTGGCGTGAGCCTGGAGGGTTACGAGAAGTCCAGCCAACACCGGAGCGTGCCCTCGCTCGGGCCGGACGATGCACGGGTGGGGTGGATGACGGTGCGCGACAGCCGGGCGTTCTCGGCTGCCTGCGACCGCATGCTGGAAAGTCGAGGGGTCCGGACGCGCAGCGTCTGGTGGGAAAATAGGATGCAATTTGGAAAGAAAAAAAATCAATGACTACAAAAATAACATCCGCCATTTGGGATGATCCAGATTTCATGGAGCTCTTGGATGCGGAAAAACTCTGCATCTTTTGGGTGCTGACAAAATGCAACCTACTTGGCTGGATCGAAGCTACTCCGCGCAAACTTGCAAGGGACATGGAAGCACCTTTCAAGCACCTTCAGGGAGCTTGCGAAAAATTGCCAAGGAGCTTTGTATTAACTCCAAGGGGCGTCTGGTGCCGGAATTATATTCGCAAGCAATTCGGTCACGGACAATCACTTGCGCGTTCTCACATGTCCAAGAGTCTGCGCAAGCAGATTGCTGATGCTCCGGAGGAAATTCAGGCACTCATCCTTCAAGAATATCCAGAAATTGAAAGCTCCTTACCTTCCTCTCCGAAGGAGCTTGGTAGCTCCTTGGAAGCTACAAGAGAAGGAGAAGGAGAAATAGAAGGAGAAGGAGAAACTCTTTTACTCGAAACTGAAACTTCAAAGCCAGAAACACCGCATCCTGCCCTGACCCGATTCCGAAACCTCTTCAACCTTCGAGAATCGACTCCTCTTGATGCCTCCTCGAGCCGTGCTTGGGAAAAAAATAAAAAAGCGGCGGCGGCCGTGAGCGAAGAGGATTGGCGGTTTCTCGAATGGGCTTATCGGCAAAAAGAAGGGGCGGCGGCGCAGTTTCGCCGCAAGGACTTAGCTACGCTTTTAAATAACATCCTCACCGAAGTGAGCCGGGCGCGGGATTGGGCAGGCCGCGAGGGGGTGAGCCTGAGCGCGTCGGCTTCCGCTCCTATGGAACCCTCTGGCTGGCGTGATCTTATCGAGACAGAATTTCCAGAAGTGAACCTCTCCACCTGGGCCAATCTCCCAGACAGCATGAAATCTTGGGTTCGTGAAAAACAACGCGAACTCGCCGCAGCATAAAAACAAAAAAACCAACATGATAAATATGATCGAAACATTTGAAACGAGAGCCACCGAATTGGGGCTCCTGTGCGTCGTGACACGACATAACGAGGAGGCTGTGAATGACTTTCTCCGCTGGCAGGTCGGCACTTACGAGAGCCGCCCTATGGAGGACCCTATTTACACGCCGATGACGCATCCGGATGGCTCGCCGGTGGTGAGCGACGACGGGGCGGAGCAATTCCGCCTTCTCGGGTATGAGCCGAACCCAAGTGTGTGCTGCAAGGTCTTCCGCCTTCTCGGCTTCGGATCTTCGCTCCGCAAAGCCACGGCCATGGCTGCTTCCCGTTTGCCAAGAAAATGAAAAGCATCCTTCCCGAAAATCAAATTGCCGAAAAAGCCGTGGTCGGCGCAGCGATCACCGATGGCCGCACGGCAGATAGCGTGCTGGAGGCGCTGACGCCCGAGCAGTTTGTGTTGCCAGCGCACCAGACGATCATGGGTATCGTCGCCACCATGCGGCAGGCTGCCCGGCCGGTGGACCTTATCCTGGTGACGACTGAGCTGGAGAAGGCGGGCCAGCTTGAGGAGTGTGGCGGCTATGCCGGTGTGACTGAGCTGGTGCAGGAAGTCGCCACTACGATGAATTGGCGCTACTACGCTGCCGAGGTGCTGGATGTGTGGAAACGCCGTGCCATGCGCCAAGCGGCCCTCGCCATGGCCGAGGCGGCAAACGACTTTGCACTCACCACGGAGGATGCCCAAGAGCGCTGCGAGCAGGCGCTGTATGCCCTCCGCGACCACTCGACAAGGGAAAACCCTGTCTCGCACTGCAAAAACGCCGTGCTGGCCGCTGTGGAGCATATCGAGAAGGTGTATCACAGCCGAGGCGAGACCGTCGGCCTGGAGACCGGCATCCATGATCTGGACCGCTCGACCGGCGGATTCCTTGGAGGGCAGATGATCGTCATCGCCGCTCGCCCTGCCTGCGGCAAATCGGCGCTTGGCATGCAGATAGCCCTCCACGCGGCCATGCAGAATGCCGTGCCGACGCTGGTCTTTTCGGTCGAAATGCCCAGCTCGGAGCTGATGATTCGAGCGATCTGCTCCGAGGCAGGCTTGGACCTCCAGCGCTCACGCGACGGGTTTTTTGACGGCCGAGCCATGGGGAATGTCTCCGGCGCAGCCACCCGGTTGGTGCAGAGCAAGCTCTACCTCGACGACACGCCAGGCCTCACCGTGGCGCAATTCCGCAGCCGGGCGCGGCGGGCCAAGTCGCAGCACGGCCTCGGCCTCATCGTGGTCGATTACCTGCAATTCATGCACGGATCCTCCAAGCGGGCAGGCGAGAGCCGGGCGCTGGAGGTCAGCGAGATTTCCAAGGCGCTCAAGACCACGGCCAAGGAGCTAAACATACCCATCATCGCCCTAGCGCAGCTCAACCGCGACGCCGACGAAGGCTCCAAGCC